ATTTCATAATTTCACCTTTCGTTATAAATTTAATTCATTATTGATATCCATCTGCTGAAATAAGTATAATATGGAGCATTGTGGTAGCATCACTCACATCATAAGCAATCTGCTTTGCTCCCTCAGCTACAACGGGTAAATTAGTATCTGCCTTAAATAACAGACTTTGATTTGCCAGAAGTGTAAATGAATAAGTGTCTCCAAATAGAGGATAAGCAGCTGTCCCCTCGTTTATTACGACAGAAGCCCCCGAAACGTCTTCAAGATAAAACTTAATTGCCATAATAATCTCACTATCAGTAGATAAGTTTAAAACCTCACCCAATGTATTCTCTAAGGCTGTTAAATCAATTTCTCCTGCACCACTCACGGTGTCACTCCAAACATGAGTTATATCCGATCTTACTAACCCGGCACGATAATTAACTGTTTCGTTAAGGTCTTTTAAATCAACTGTAAACTCTTGTGTTGGAGTGGTTAAAGTTTCATAAACAGTAAGATTAGAAGTTAATCTCGCACTGTTCGCCACCGACCCCGCATAGCATAAAAATGCTACGACTATTAATGCCAGTGTTGTTAAAATTCCATAAATAAACTTTTTCATAATTTTTAGTTTTGTTGAATGTAATTAGATACTTGTATTTTCCTTGTAATTATATGATTCGATTCAGTAGTCTGCTCATCCCTGTCAAAGTTCATAGGCATTAAATCCACCAAATCAAAACCTTGCAATTTGAAAGCGGCTTTGTCATCTATTAATTCAATGACTTGCTCACATATATCATTCACAACCGTGTCATCACTTTCCAATATATCCTGCATAGAAACTACCTGTAATGCGACTAAGGCATTAAATAACGATTTTCCTTCTGTTTTAATATTATCCATGCTTTCGATATATACATAAACCCATTCTGTTTCACCTTGCGGTATTGCTGTTCCGGCATAAATCGTATTTCCATCATGAACAATAGAATCCTTCAACACATCCACATACGCTTTCAATATTGCACCTGTCGGGTCTTTCATAATGCCTTTTCAATTAACCTGTAAAATTTCTGTTTCGCTGCCATAAATGACGGCATCATAAACGGCTGTGCCTTCGTACCGGGATGCTTTACTGATTTTCCGTAAATAGCATAATCACCACTAATATTTGTCCATCCACTTGGAGCCTTACTTGCAGGACCAGCCAACACCTTTTTATTTTTAACTGTAATTGTGTGAGGTTTTGTCCCATTCTCCACATCACTACTGTAATTTGCCTGACTGATCACATCACCGGTTAAACCCTTTCCGAATATCAGCATTCTTATCATTCTCGCCATATTACCAGTTTTCTTAGGTGCTCTGTTAACTGCCAGAAAGTGCATCCTCATTGTGGCTATTCTTACTGCCTCAACAAATTGGGAATGATTCTTTTTAGCAAACCTATCTAAATCCCTATCAAATTCCCTGGTATCTAATGTCAGTTGAATCATTTCCTTGCAATATCCAAATTAACAACATCGTGAATCTTAATACTATTGATCTGAAACACTTTTCCATCATAAACAATCCTGCAATCACCATCAACATTTACGGCACGTTTCCGCATCTCAACTTCATAGCTTTCAATGAATCCCATTCTCGAAAAGTCCAATCCTTTTGCTCCTGACATCGGCAAGACACTTGCCCAGCTCGTGTAAAGAGTATCCCATTTATTTGACCAACCCTTTAACTCGGTTTCAACCTTTGTCCGTTGCTGAATAAGTATCGTCTTATCATACTTCGCAGTTCTCATTCAATAGTCTTTAAAAACAAGTTTGCAACTTTATCAATAATTCCAAGAACATTGCCTTCCATAAAATCATCCCTGTTTTCATACCACTGGAAAACTTGCGTTTTCATTGCATCCATTAAAGCTACCGGCAAAATTTCTGTAACTCCAGCCTTATATCCTACCGTAACCGTTGCTTTTAATTTACTGCTCTTTATTATTCCCGGAACAGTCAACAGAATTTCATACATTCCTTCCTTATAATATCCGGTATTCAGTACCAATGCATCACTTTCCGTTCCCTGGTAATCAATAGTAATCACTTTATCAACTGAAATAATCGGACTGACAGGAATTACAAATGGATAGTCGTCGGTATCAAACAGAATTTCCATCACCTTTTCAGCAAAGACAAGTCCAGTACGCTTTTCCAGAATGGTGCGTACTGAACTAATCATTGCATTTATAAAACTTTCCTCTGCTGTCAGATTCTCTGCATCAGCTTCACCTTCCTCATACTTTAGAAAGTGTTTCATAACAGCTAAAGTCAGAGGCTCAGTAGTGAGGTCTGTTTTAATCCTGATCTGCATAACTATTTGGTTATATTACCTTTTGTTATAACTCCTGCTCCTTTTTCCTCTTTGGTTTTAGCCTTAGCCTTTTCTTCTTTTAGCTTTAATTTACCTTCCAATAATCCTGCATCTTTAAGCCCTTGAACTTCACGTTCTAAAACCTCAATAGTTTTGCCGGATTTCAATGTAACTTTTACTTTCCTGCTCATGACAATATAGTTTATAGTTCATAGAATTTCCACAAAATCGCAGTCACCAATAAATTATCGGCTTCTTCACAGCTTCCATCATTATTGACTAAAATTCGGAAATACCTGTAAAAATTGTCATCTGCACCGGTTAAAGTCAAAATCGATAATGATGTTAACGGTTCGGGAATAGTTACCGATGCTACTTGAGAAGCTAATTCGACAATCTTTGACCAACTATCATTCTCAAATCTCTTGCCTTCTAAATCAATGTCATATACTGCCGTTGTCCCTGTTCGGGTGACTTCCACCCTGGCATTGAAATTTACCGGGGTGTTTTTATTGATCTGGATTTCAAAATACAAAGAATCCTGCTCTGTTCCGCAAGTGTCAGCTACAACGCCTGTGTACTTATAATACGTTTTCTTCGCACTCAGAACGTGCGAATCGGCTGTCCTTGCAGTTACCTGTGCCAGTAAACTCGCACCGATAAACATTAATCCTAAAAATATAATTAGCTTTTTCATAATAATTTCCTTTCTTTTTTAAGATTAACCTATGACTTCTTCAATCAATGTTTTTCCATTTGCAAATGTACCGCTCACAAAAGCATAAGCCTGAGAGGCGGTAACTTTCAATCCTGCCAACCTCATACTTGCCAAAACAAGTACTAAGTCACTCAGAACATCAGTATCATTTTCATAATGGAATGAAATTCTCATATTCCTCTTCATATAAGCCTTAGCCATATTGAAGTCACCTACAATAAATACTCCGGCAGTTATGTCAAGATTAGGAATTACACGAACTCCACCGACAGCTATACCATTCGCACTCATGAATGGAGGTATGATATAAGTTCCATCAGCCTTTTTAATTGATTGCATATTGACAGTCGTTCCAGGATTCACCATAATTAGATTAGGGTTAAACCCTTTCTTATTGGCATTACCAGCACCATTATTCACTTGGAGAATAGCAGCCATAAGAACATCAGTATCATTTGGCAATGGAACCTTGTCATAATTGAGAGGTCTCACAAAGCCTTGAGCATACGTTTCTATCCCTTTCAGGTAGATTCCCTCTCCGGTTCCGTCCCATAACTCAGTTTCCCGCTTACGTGGAATACCATTAGTAAGCAAGTCATTAATTTCAGACTTTATGTATTCAAAGTCTTCCAGAGCTGCACCCGATACTTTGGTGAAGTCCATCAGCATTTTAATATCCATACTCTGCTTAGTCCAGGTTTTAAACGATCCTGTTTGCGAAGAAGCGCCGGTTCCTTCGGTAATCATTGCGGCGTTATCGCCCCGGGTAGTTTCTTCCCACCAGCTAACTGAATCACGGCCTGCTCCAATAACTCCTTTACGAATAGCGTTCCATATCGGGGTCAACCGCCAGGGTGCATGATCCACGCCAGGCTCGGTTTGTGTTTCAATCGCTCCACTATTGATCTCGCTTGTTAATAGTGGAGAGGCTTTAAGTTCCATATGTCCAATATCGCCTTTTTTAGCGAATTTACTACGGTCTTTTAATGCACCGCCATCAGCAAACATACCCTTTAAGGCTATGTCTAACTGCTCATCCATCCCTTTGGCTTTGGAATCCTGGAGTTCACCAATCTGCTTGATCTGAGTTGAGATGTCATCCAGTTGCGCTTGCTGCTTTCCGAACGAATCGGGAAGTATTAGAACACCTTTGTCATCCACAAACTTGTCAAGTTTCTCACATACCTCACCGAACTTCACATCCAAGTCATCAGCACTGACTTTGTTGTCAATAGACTTTTTCAGATCCTCAACACTTTTGTTGATACTGTCTGCTAAAGCCTTTATTTCTTTTTCATTCATTGTCTTAGAATTTTAGACTGTTTCTAAATAGTTCTATCTGTTCCTTTTCTGACAAAGTGGCTAACGGCTTATTGCTAAGTGTTTCCGGCTTTAAAAGGTCTTTTAATTTATCATATAAATTTTGTATTTGAATACTTTTTTCATCAGAATAATTCCCTTTCTCAATCATCAATTCCAGGTCTGCCATGCTTTTAATGTTGACAAGTGGAGTTTTTTCATTTGCCCCCCAAGTATAAAGAGTTGAATACTCCCATAATTTCCATTCCAATACTCTACGCTGGTCTTTTTCATCCCTTTTCATATCCTCAACCCTTACCGAATCATAAAGATAGAAAAGGAGCCGAAGAGGTAAGATACCAAAACTATCCAAACTTTCAGGCAAAGGGACCGTTACCGGACAGCACTCTGGAGAGCTTTATA